TACATGAGCCACTGCTCGGGAGTCTGCGGTTTGCCTATGAATGCGGTATGGCTTCCAGGGGGAACAATCATAGGCGGGCCTCCTTTTAGAAGCCCACGACGCGTGACCTTCGTATTTTCATTCGTCCATCAGCGATGGCATCTGCTCTGGCCTCCAAGGCGATCACTGCGCACACTGCGAGGTCGATTTTCCGTTTGGAGCGCGGACTGTCTTTCTGGATGAGGAGTCCCTGAGGGACTTCCCGAGTGACGGCATTGAGGACGTGCCGAGTAAGGCGTGAATCGCCGTCGTGCTTGAGGTCTCCGACCATGGAAGCGGTGTGGAATCGCTCGATCGCTGTGGCCATCTGGGTAGGCCTGTTCGTCCAGAATTCAAATACGGTGTCGTCGCCGTGGGTGATAGACCATCGCCCGATGGCTTCCTGCCAATACGGCGGGTCGCAATACATCCAGGCCACGCGATAGCGGCGAAACGTTTCATCTACTGCGGCCTCAACCGCCAACACGTCGACTTCCCAGTCATCCGTAGCGTGTTCAGGGCGTTCCCAGACATTGATGACGAAGAGCTTGGCGTCCCGTAGCCTGACGCCGACCAGCCCTGTGGCGTCGCCGCGGATACTTCCGTCGAACCCGAGGGCGATCTGATCGCCGGGCTTAATCGGGTCCTCGTCATCTCGGCGGGCGTCCCACTCGGCTTTGTTCATCCAACCGTCCGAGGACTCTGCAATGCGATTGCAGAAGAATCGAAGGTAGGTGGAGTCCGGAGTGGTGCGGTCGTAAAGGACAGTTCGAGTCAGGCCGTCAATGTCGGCCCACACTGCATCGCCGTACGCTTCGATAAGGGCTCGGCGGACTTTGTCCGCGTCTCGCATCTCGTCAGGCTCAATATCGCCTTCGATGCAGTCGTACAGCCAGAAGCCCTGGCGGATCATGTCACTCTCGTGAATGATCTGGGCTACAGAGTCTTCGTTCGGATTGTAGGCGTTGGTGGTAACGACCCACCGCGAGCCAGAGGAAGCGGTCTTTTCGATATTCCGCTTCAACACCTGGTAGAAGTCGGGACCGCCGTTCGAGCCCACCCAGTGGTGGACCTCGTCCATCAAACAGAAGGTGGGTCTATTTCCCTCGTTGGTCCTGCCGGCCGTCGCCTTCGGGCGGATAGTCCCGGGCTTGCCGGATTTGAACTGGACGACGGCTTTGCCGATGTCGAGTCCGTATCCCTTTTCGGCGGGAGACTCGGACAGCATCGCGCGGACCATTTCAAGGGTCTGCTCGGTCTGGTCGTACGCTGTGGCGCCGATCTGGACCGTGGGCAGCGGAACCCTCTTGCCGACTGGAATGCCGAAGGCGTTGAAGTGGCTGAAGCGGCAAGGGCCGATGAACTCCACAATGGCGAGGCTGGCCAACAAAGGCGTCTTGCCCCAACCCTTGGCCCTGCGCAGGGTGGCAGCGCTGTAACGCCAGGTCCCATCGGGGTTGATGGCGTAGAGCCAGAGGACGAACCGAAGCTGCTCTCGGGTGAACTGCCAACTCTCGCCCGCCCGGTCGCCGTCCGGCTGGACGATGTACTTCTGAGCCCAGCGGATGATCTCGTAGCCGAGCGTTTCGCTTGGAGAGGGGACCCCCTCAGGCAGGTTGCCTGTCTGCAAGGGATCACCTCTTTAATTCATTCATTCAGGAGCCGGTACAGCTCGTCGTCGAGATCAGATGCGGTGGGGGCGGCCGAGTCGGGCTCGTCGCCCTGGTCCTGGTCCTCGGAGTCCTCAATGGACATGCGCAGTCGCGCTCTGTCCTCGGTGGTGGCGCCCCACTTGGCGACGCGCTGTCGGATCTCTCCGGCCAGCCGCACGTCACCCTGGTAGAAGGCGTCCGCGAGCTTCACCGTGATCTCCAGTTCGGCCCAGTCGGTCTCAGCCCACTGGCTCGCCTGCGGCGAAGTCGCCCAGGTCTTCCAAAACCGGCGCGCGCCTGCGGTCTTGATCCCGAGGCCGGCCGGGAGGGCGCGGCCCTCGGTGGTGCTGGAAGTGAGCTGCTGCGCGTGCTCGTGCTTGTTGCGCCGCTGGGCGTTCTCCTTCGGCTTGGGCCCTCGGGTCATCGGAACCTCACCGAGTCCAGGTCGATCCCGTAGAGGTCGCCCAGTTCCTCAAGCTCGAAGAGCGCGTCCTGTTGCCATGACCGCTCCGCGGCCTTGCTCGGCCGGCGCTTGGGAGTCGCGGGTACGCAGAAGTCGTAGGGGCAGTCAGGGCAAGCGCCACGGCAGGCGGACATGGGGCACCTCCGAGGGGATGCGAGCAGGAAGGAATGAAAGAGGGCCGTCGGGTCTGAAGAGCGGACGGCGTGAGGGCGTGTCTGACCGGATTCGAACCGGCGTTGCCTCCCGGAAAGGGAGGAGTCCTAGGCCGCTGGACGACAGACACCGTGCCTCCGTCCCCTGATCGGGGGGAGTTTCAGCACCTACGGGCGCTACCCGTATGGCGGGCCGGACAGGACTTGAACCTGCAACCGGTGGCTTTGGAGACCACTGCTCTCCCAGTTGAGCTACCGACCCATGGCGGCCGATGACGGGGGCCGCCTCCCGGCGAGACTTGTGCGCGGAGGGGATTCGAACCCCTGATCTCCGTCCGGCTTGGACGGTGTACCTCCTGGCAGCACTTCCGCGCGGGCTTCCGGACGCCCTTGCTCGCAGCTCCCCGGCCTGGACTCGAACCAGGCGCCTGCGGATTAACAGTCCGCTGCTCTGCCGACTGAGCTACCGGGGAACGGGACCGCCTAGCGGTGGTCCTCTATATACGTCTTGCGTCTGTGGCACGGCTTGCACAGGACCCACAGGTTTTCCAGCTCCCAGGAACCTCCGTGGGAGACGGGGACTATGTGGTCCACCTCAAGGTGCTCCCGGGCCCCACACTGCTGGCAGGTGAAGCGGTCTCGCGCAAGTGTTCGAGAGCGTCGCGCGGACCAGTCTCTCGGTCGTGTCGAATTTCGAGCAGATGTTCTATTCCAGCTCTTTCGGAGCTGGTGAGTCTCGCAGCGCCCATCTCCGATCGCGATGGAGAGGCAGCCCCGAGTTAGGCAGATGCTCTTCGCTCGGGGCATGCCCTTCCTCTATTCAGATGTGGGGCCCCGGCCGGTTGCTGGTCTGGCGGCCGGGGCCGTCCCCTGGACGTGCGGGTTGATGGTCGCCGCTTCGTGAAGTGTCAACAGGGGAAGATGAAAGATTGCGTATTGAGATGCGGGGTAGGCGGGTTAGGCCCTTGTGGTATAGACCTCTTTGAGTGATGGTCCTCTATACAGCGAGTCACCATTTACTCTCAAAGTCCATTACTGGCCAACCTCAACTCTCACCATCTCCTCACATGGAGACCCGTTCGCTCGCTTCACCCGCTCTCTCACTAAGGATGTCGGTGTCAAACGGTGTTGCTGACTACTCATCACGCTTTGACAAAACTTGATTTCGTGACGGGCGATAGGTAGGTTAGCCACAAACTTGAGAGGACCGTCCAGACGTGACCAAGCTGCCTGATAACGACAAGCTCATGCGGTACTACCGTGAAGGAATTAGCGACAAGCAAATTGCCGAAACCTACGACGTTACCGTTCAGGCTGTTAACAATCGATACAAGAAGATGGGAATTGAGAAAAAGCCGTGGAGTAATACCGCGACCGCAATTGTCGACGCCGCTTGGCCGGCGGCTGAACTCGGGCGAAGTCGTTTCACTCACCTTAACCGGGCTCGGGAGCTGTATTCATTCATCCGCTGGCGTCTAGGCGACGACACGCTGACGGAGAGACAACTCTCCAGAGTGAGGCACTTTGCTCAGTACTCGCAGGAGAACGAGGTGGTACTGACTCTCGACCCGGAGTCGGAAACGCCGTGGATCTGGGTTCCCAGGACGGCTGATGACGGCCGACTCGTCATGCGGTGGCCTGAAGGGCGCGAACTGCCGGTGGGGCCGCACCTGGAAGCGATCTCGCTGCCCCCGGCCGCGGAGTGGCAGAAGCTGCCTACGGGGAAGCCGGAGCTACCTACAGGGAAATAATGTGCAATATCTTCGCTAAACGGACACTGTGAGCCTCCTGTGTTGATGACACGGGGGGCTCTTTGCTGTTTCGTGATCGTTTCGTGATCTCTCGTGATGCAACCTTTCGGGTCCATGATCGTCTGGCATTCCCGGTCATTGCCGTCACGGACTCAACATGTATTGTTGAAATCGGAAGAGGGACTTCCTTCTAGGTGGATCAGTAACTTGGTCGGGAACTGATATGAGCTGTGCGGTGGGGGGCTTGGCCCGTACAGGGGCCGAGGCTGCGAGGTCAAGCGAGAATCCGGAGTGCATTGCCGTCGCAAAGGGGTGCCAATGCACCTGGGAGACCAAAGTGGTCGAGATGCGCCCGGACTACGGAACGCTAGGAGTGGTGGTCATCTATGCGCGCGGAGTGGTGGCGGACTGGGTGGATCTGGTCGTCACGGATCTCGCGCTGAAGTCGCTTCTTGAGAAGCG